ACAGGTAGCGGGGTTCGCCCCGCTTACCTTTTGAGGTGAATTATGGGATTGGCAGCATTTAATCGAAGCCGCTTAAAACAAGCGGAGTTGGCAAAAGCGGAAGCGCTTAAGCAGGAAAAACCTGTTGAAGCCAAAGAAGAAAAAGAGCCGCAGAATACTGCGAAGAAAAAGAAAGCGGCTAAGTAGGCCGCTTTTTACTTGAGGTTTAGAGCATGGCAATCACACTAGGCACAGACGCATACATTTCGCTCGCTGATTACAAGTTATGGGCTGATGCTCGTGGGTACACGTACGGCACAGACGCAGAAGTTGAGGCGGCCATTGTGATTGCGACCGACTTCATTGACGCGAGTTATACGTTTCGCGGTCAACCTCTTGCCGATAACCAGCCGTTGCAGTTGCCTACCAACTCGGTGAGCATTGCTGACATCGAGAAAGCCGCAGCACAAGCAACTTACTTGCAGTTACTCGGACGCTTGACAGTTGACCCATCGGAGTTGACCACGGCGGCGGTGATTAGTGAAAGCAAACAGGTTGGCTCGCTGTCTAAGTCCACCAGCTACGCCGAACGCGCCAGGTACACAACAACCTACCCTACCACATCGGTGGATAAGTTGTTGCGTGGGTTTGTTGTAGGTGGTGGGTTAGGTGGTGTGGTTAGGTGCTAATTTGAGTCCATGCCTAACAATGCAATAAATGCCCCTAGCCCACAAAGGAAGCTACCGTACTCAAGGGCTAGGCAAGCTAGCCCAACCACTACAATTCCTAACCCTATGTTTTTTGCAGGCTTCATCACTCACCATCCTCACCGCTTGGGTATGATTTGTTAGCGCAATATGCTGCGAAAGCTAGAATATCTTGCTCTGACAGAGAGCCCTCGCCAAAATTGTATAAAGCTGTTTTTATGGCTGCTTCTGCCACATCACGCTTCACTGCATTGAGGTTTTGGGGTGGGGTTTGCTCTAACACCCCTTGAATATCAGCAATGCGCTCATCTTCATCGGCGTATTCGGTTTCGGATATGAAGCGCAACCGCTCCACCGTTACGGATAGCTCGTTGTTGCGCTGCTCCAGCTCCGCAATTCGTTGTTGTTGCTGCTCGATTATCTTTTCAGCTTGTGCTAAATCACAGCTATCGCATTTACCTTTCTGGTGGCCGTGTTTGCAGTCACGCGTTGGGTCAAATTCACTCATCTTCTTTCCCCATTTTGGCGGTGTTGGTAGTGGCATCCAGTGAGTTACATGACAGCAACCATCTGATGGATTGCATGGAACAAAGCCATACGGCACTGTACTTTCCCAACACTGACCTTGATCATGTCTTGCTACTTTTACAGCTATTGGCTTGTCGTTTGAGTTTTCAGCTAAAGGCCTAAAGAATAAGCACTCCTGACCAATCGGAGGCAACTCATCTTCAACACTAATCCACTTCGGTACTTGTGCTTCCAGCTCTGCTACCCGTTGGCGTAGGGTTAGGATTTCTTCTAATCGCTCTCTGCGCTCAAGCCAACGCACTTTGTTCTCTAATGGGATTGACCATGTTTTTGTTACACCAAGCCAAACAAATAACCTATCTGTGTTCCCATCTCGCTTAAAGTATTGTCGATTACGTGTGCAGTAATGAGTCCAATCATTAGCTGGAGCACCATCCGATATCTGCTCAATCTGTTCATTTGTTAGGTTCATCGTTCGCTCCTCACTTAACTTTTACATTCAAATTAGGCCACGCTTTTTCAAAGTCTTTTGCAAGCTCGTCGCGCTTAGCCTTCTCACACACCGCAGCGAATAACCACGGTTTCGTAGTGCGCCACCGCTGCAAAGTTCGCAGCGGCACGCCTGAAATGGTTGAGATTTTGGTTAGGGTCATTACCAACAATCCGCTTGCAGATAATCCAATTCTTCCTGCTCGCGCATTACTTCCTCGTACTCAAGCTGGCAATCGCTACACAGCTTGGGCGCGCGTGGGTTGTCGCACGGGCGATAAAGGTGTGAAAACTCGCCACCACATTCGTCACATATTTTCATGATGATTCTCCTCATTGGTTTTAATCGACGCCCCAACAATAGCGCCACTATGTCACTTATGCAAGATGAATTGCACTGGTCAGACCAGTAGGCTAAACTATACCTATTGACAATAGTGGGTGATTGCTATGGCTAACGTAACTGTGACATTGAAAACTAAATTTTATTGGTATACAAAGCCGGTCTTAGCGCTCTGCTACATTTATTGGCGCCTATTCGGTGGCGGTGAAAGGCCAGCTTGCCCGCGTTGGGCGCTCAAGATTGAGGTGGTGTAATGCCAACAACAAAAGCAGAATTCCAAGCGGTAGCGGCTGAACTCTTTAATGAGGAATTTGCCGACTTTGCACCGAAGCGTGCTTTTACCAAGCCTGCGAGCGGCGGCACGTATGACCCTGTGACCGAAACAATCACGGGTGGTACACCTGCTGTGACCGAGCAAATCCCGTGCATTCGTGAAGATTATCGTGCAGGGCAGTACGACGGCGTGCAGATTCAAATAGGCGACTTTAAGCTATTGGCGCAGGTTTCATCGTTCGACGCCATCACGCCACGCACAGACGGCGTAACGGTCGATGTGGACGGTGTAGCGTGTCAGGTGATCACCGCCGAGAAAGATGCTGCTGACGCGGTGTGGACGATGCAGGTGAGGGCGTTGTGATGAAGCTAAGCGTGCCAGATGGGTTAATTGTTGATGCAAGCGGCTTAATACACGCAGAACAGGGCGATTTCTCACCGCATGAGGTCAACGCCTTTCTAGATGGTGAGTTAGTTGAGCGGTGTGAGTGCTGCAAGGTTGGCAAGAACGGCTACGCTGTGATTATCACCAATGAAATTGACGAAACAGGCGAGCAGTTGAAGCGAGTTACTAAGCATGGCGTCATTCACTTGGAGCCGATCAAATGACCTTCGCCACCGAACTAAGCGCCGCCGTAAAAGTCGCCAACGATGCGCTGAACACCACTTGGAAAAAGTCGGTGGTGCAGTTGTTTACCGGTACGGTACAGATGACGCCTGTTGACACGTCAACGCTCATTAAGGGTTGGCTTATCGGTCAAGCAAACGGCGGCGATACAGGCAGCGCGATACCACGCATCACGACGCAGCAGATACCCGACGTTGGCGGTACGGTGTTACTTTATAACAATGTGCCTTATGCGATTTATCAAGAGGAAGGCACGAGCAAGATGAAGGGTGTTGGTATGGTAGCAACGAACGTAAACCGCTGGCCTGCCATCATACGGAGTAACCGCCTATGAGCGACTTGAATATTAAAAACGCGCTTGTGAACGGTGTGCTTTCGGTCAACTTGCAGTATCCGATACAGTACGACAACAGCCCGTTCGATACGCCAAATAACGCGCCGTGGCTGCGGGTGCAAATCCTTAACCTTGACGATGAGGTGGTGACGCTCGGCTCAAGTGGGCGCAATCGTCGGCAAGGGCTGTTGCGTATCACGGTATTCACGCCTAAAGGCAGCGGCGTAAATTTATCATATAGCACCGTGGATGACATCCGTGCGGTACTGAAATCGGGCGCTGAACTTAAGCACAACGGACAGGTGCTGCGCATCAATTCCGCTAGTAACCGGGCAGGTACGGATGAGGCTGCCTGGTATAGCAGAATCATCGACGTCGACTTTTACACTTTTGAGAAGAGGTAATACATTATGGCTGTTGCAACAGGTATTCGCGAACAGATTGGAATCATCGCCGAGGAAACTATCGGCACAACCCCAGCTTCACCGGCGTTTCAGCTTATCGAAACCACCGGCTTTACTATCAACCCGACCAAAGAGGTTATTCAGGATAACCGCCTTGGTAACCGCAACCGACGCTGTAACAAGCATGGCAACAAATCCGTTGCAGGTGACTTGCCACTGCTGCTGGTTTATGGCGCTTACGACAATCTTATCGAAGCGGCTTTCTGTGGTACGTGGGATAATGATGAGCTCGTGAACGGCGTAACCCGTCGTGGCTTCACCATCGCACGAAACAACCCCGAACTTGGCGCAAACTCATGGCGCTACTACAAAGGCGTTGAGTTCAATACGATGGCGCTTGAGCTAACCCAAAACGACAACGTCAGCTTGACTTTCGGCGTGATTGGTGTTGATTCAGACAAGCCGCAAGCTGCACTGGCAGGTCAAACTTTGCTACCTGCGGTCACTGATTGTGCATTCGACTACAAACACGGCTCGTTGCTCGTTGGTGGCGTTGCTCGCGCGCAGGCGACTGCGTTTACCATCAACATCGAAAACGGCATTGAGGCCTCTTACGTGCTGTTCAGTGATGTGACAGGCGCAAAACCGATTGGCAAGTTTGATGTGACGGGCAACATCACCATGCAGTTTGACAGCGTGACCGATTACAACCACTTTATCGACGCTGACAAGGTGGCTATCGTGCTGACATTGCAAGATGCAGCGACTG